ATTCCTTCAGAATGGCCTGCGCGTCTTCCTGAAGGCTCTCGCTCGTTCCGTCGAGTTTCGAAAGCTCGAGCAGGTTCGACAGGTACCAGTGTCCGAGCTCGTGCGAGAACGTTGACAGGTCGGCGTTGGGCGTCAGGTTGATGACATTTGAATCGGGAGAATACCCGCCGCGTCGGTCTTGATTCAAAACACCCGTATTCGATACACTGCCTTCAGAAAGGTTGACCCCGGGGCGTTCCGGACGTAAAGCGGGGGATTCTTCTGAATCATGCCGTATCGGGGTGACCTTCCTCTTGTAGGCCGATTGAAGTTTTAACTTCTTTCGGCCTGTTCGTATTTCCTCGACAATAATCGTCGTCCCATCTTCAAACGACTTGCTGTAGACAAGCGTGTTCAAATTATTTGTTTTTGTCTTTCCGCCACGCTCCACCTTGTCAGGAAACGATACGACTTCCGGGATCCTTAAATACTCTCGTTCAGTCAAGGGTATTTGATCATCTCTAGTCTCAGTCTTTGGGCCATGCCTGTTTTCTAAGTGTCCAAATGAATCGTCAACGACTACATGGACATACCCTTTGATGTCCAGGCCGAACTCTTTTGCTTTCGACACAAGCTCGTCGCTTACGGGCAGGTAGTCCTCAAACGAATCTCGACCTTGTCCATGGGTAGATTTACCTTGAACGACACGATCAATAATCCGCTTCACCTTTGCTCTCGCAACGTCGAGTAACGGAGTTAAAAGCGACTGATTAACGGCGGAGTCTTTCGTTGAGCTACTGACTGACGGCGCCCACTGCGCCATCTGAGTAACGGGAACACCCGCACGGCGAGCGAGAAGCGACGTCGCAATAGCACCCAGCTTCGCCTGACCTCGTGCCTCAGCGTCGGTGAACTTCGGGTTCGCTGATTTGATCTCTTCGAACAGCTTGTCCTCTACTCCTTTGCGAGCCTCAGCCCATTCACGATTCTCGACCGAGTTGATGAATCGCTCGGCCGTGCCCGCCTGAGAAGGATCGAACGTACCGCGAACGATCGCCTTCTGGGCGTCTCGATAGGCTCGCTCGACACGAACTGCATCGGCCACGCTCAAGGCGTCCGGGGCCAGGCGAACGTGATCGACCAAGCGCTTGCCGAGATCGGTCGCCGCAATCTTTGTCGCGTAATCGGCGGTCGGAATCTCGACGTCCGTCCCCGTCGCAACAGCATCATCCAGCTGGGCCGCGACGTCGGGCATCTTCTGCGTCAGTTCCTCGCGGGAAACGCCTGCATCGATCATGGCCTGCGCGAACTGCACGCCGTCGATGTAGGTCGTCTTGGTTTCACTGCCGGCCTGACGTTCAATGAATTCGTGCACGGCGTCGGGCGCCGTCTGCATCGATTCCAGTGTCGATACCTGATTCGCAAGCTCTTCAAAGAACGCCTTGCTTTCCTGCGCGCGATGAACCTTGGCGGTGGCTGTTGCCATGCCGCCTGCCGCACCAATTCCGCCCAAGACGACCGCACCCTTGAAAGCGTTGATGGCAGTATCGGACAGTCGGTCGATGACATCGTCAAGTGTTGCCGGATCGAAATTCGCATCCGACGTGACTCGTGCCAGCTCTTCACCGGCCATCGTGACGGCTTCCTGAAGAACTTCCGTTGCCGTCTCGCTGAACGAACCAAGCCCCCATGCTTTCGCAACCTGAAGGAACTGATTACCTAGCGTCGTCTCCGTCAGCTTCTCGCCGAGCTTCGGAACGAACCGAGCGGCAAAGCGCTGGGCGAACGGCTTCGCGAGCTTCGCGCCCACCATCGTCAACCCTGTCTCGATCGCCGCGTTCAGATTGCCGACGCCTCTGGAAATCAGAAGCGCGTTCTTTTCTCCGGCACCTGCCTCAATGAGCGACTTGTAAGAAAGCCCGCCTTCAACGCGAGCGCTTGCGTCGTACCATCCCAGCGTCGAAGCGATGCCGACAAGTCCGGCAGTCGTCAATGCAACCGGCACACCAACCGCAGATCCGACCGCAGCAGCGGCTACCGCCGTCGCAGCTGCCATCGTTGCGGCCGGCAGAGCCTCCGGCGCAGAGCCCGCTGCAGATCCTGCGAACTGCGCGGCGTTGTAGATCCAGCCGTCATCTCCGGCCTTTGTTGCCCGCTCAAGCTCTGCGTCATAGGCGGCATTTCGATCCCGAAACTCTTGTGAATCGCGGTCAATCTCTCCTCTGGCGGCGGCATCCCACAGCGCACCCTGACGAGACGACGCAACGCCCGCATCGAAACCGCGCTCAATCTCTCCGTGAAAGAGCACCTCCCAGCCGTTTCGGCGGCCCGCGTTCTCAACATCAAGCGCAGGATTGCCTGTACCTTCATCCATGAGAAGCGGTTCCGCCCGCTGAGTGCCGTACGGATCAAACGGCACATCCTGATAAGGATTCACGGCCGCCTGATAGCCTTGGGGGAACTTGCCGAATAGGCTTTCAATAACGCTCATGCTCTTCAAGTCGTTCTTGAAGATAGGCGCATCGGCCGGCACGCCGGTCAGGAAATCTGCCACGCCTGGCGACTGCGCCAGAACAACCTGAGCCATTTCACGCTGCTGGCGCTTCTCAAGCTCTTCATAAAAGTCTTCGGCCTCCAGGCGTGAAATCGAGAAGTTCTTGCTCATGGCTCGGAGACGAGCAGCCTTTTGAGAGTCGCCCTCCGATACTGCCCTGGCAACCGCCTTATTCATTCGGTCCATCTCTTCGAACGGATCGAAGTTATCGCGTGAGCGAGGTACGTAAGTGATAGGTGCCGTCTCGGCTGCCTCAATCGTAGGTCCGCCTTCCGGCGATTCAGGCTCGAAGGCATGTGCTGCTTCGACGATAGGAGCTGCTTCGACCGGCGCTGCGCCGGCTTCTTCAAACGGATCAAATTCGGTCATTACTTCACGCCTTCAAAAATCATTGCCTTTGCCATCGCCTCAATCACGGCATTCGTCATCGGAACATCCGGCTTTCCCTGCGACCTCCGTTCCGCCTGAATCTTTTTGCACCGCTCTCTAGCCTTATTCCAAACATCGGTCGGCCAGCCGTCGCCTGAGTAAAGTGCCTCCGCGACGCGCTTTTGTTCTTTGTTGAAGGTTGCTGGCGGCGTAACCTTGTACCTATCTGCCAGGAACGTCTTTACTTCTGTCTCGTCAAAACCGCCGTACCACCCGACGCTTCCAAGATCAGAAACCGGCGTCGTCGGGTTTTCTGTGATGGCCCGCCATTGCGGCAGTTCGCTGTCCCAGATAAGTCCGTCACTGCTTCCGCTCAGAAGCGCCTTGATCATTCGCTTCTGATCGTCGGGGCTCGGCACCTTGTCGGACTTCGCCATCCATTCGTCCCACTTCCGCGTAGCGGCAATGCCGACCATTGGAAGATCCGTTGTCCGGACGCCTTCAATGCGCGCCGCATCCTTGGCCGCCTTCAGGAAGTCCTTGAACTGAACGTTGTCGACTTTGCGCTGCTGTGACTGAAGTGAGCGGATGTCGCTGGCGGTCAAAACGTTTCCGTATTTCGCACGAATGTCGAGCTCCTTGAAACCCTGCGGATCATCGTTCGCCTGTTTTTCAAGGTCTTTCATTATTTTTTGATCGCTGAATTTGACGCCGCCATCCGCCTCTTTCTCGAGGTAGTTCTGCACAACCTTGTAGCCGTCAATGTCCTCTGCGAACATCTCCTGCATCATCGACGTCGGCACTTTTTGCCCTTGAAGGACGAGCGACCAGACCGCGTTTCGCCTTTCTTTGTTCTGCTCCCTGCGAATCGATTCGACATCGGAAAATGCTTGGCGCACACCTGTTCGGACCTTGCTTCTGATCTTTTGGTCGACAGCGTTCACAGCAATGAGTGCCTGGGCGAGCGAGCCATTTGAATTAGCAAAAATCTTCGATGCAGTTGCCTGAACAAGTTCGTCCTCTTCCCCTGTCTGAATCAATTGTTCAGCCTTGGCGATCTGCGTAGGGCTCATGAGGCCCTTGTTCTCTGCCAGGTATCGACGAGCCTGTGATGCTGATCCGCTGTCGACCATCTGCTCGATGGACATCGCCGCCACTAAGCCCGGCCCCTTGGAATAGTCCGGCTCAAGCCCACGGCGCTTGTAAATCTTCTCGATCATGGCCTTGGCTGCAGCCATGCCGGAATTGCGTGTCGTCGGATCGGTGCTCATCCCCTGAGCAATTGCACTCTCCAGCGTCTGCCGATCAACATCGTCCTGATAGGTGATCTGCTGCCTGGTCGTCCAGACATTGACCTCGTTGCCGAGCTGCGCGCTCATGCCCTTGTAGAGCTCGTCGAATGCCGCGCGCTGACGCGGATTGCCGAGCGTCGCACGAATGCTGTCGTAGCTCTTCTTGAAGCTTTCCTGCGTCTCTTCAAAAAGCGACTTCCCGCTTGGACGCTCAAGCGCGTTCTTGCCCTGCAGCGTCTGCCAACCCGTGTCCTTGTTGTACTTCAGGTCGAGCATCGCGCTGTTGAGCTGGTTGCTTGCATCCTGAACGCGCGTCTGGTCGATTTCCGCCTGCCACTTTTCGACAGCCTTGCCAAACTCGCCAACGCGCTGACCAAGCGTTGCTTGGAGCTGCTCCCGACCGTTGACCGTCTGTGGTGCAGAATGAAGTTCTCCGATTCCTCCGGCAGAACCCACTGCCACGTCAACGCCAAAGGGATTTCCTGGTACCGTAATTGCCATCGTTTATTTCCAGAAGCTTGCGAAGTTCTTCCACGTCTGCCCGTTCATGATTCCGCCTTGTCCGCCGCCAAAATCGCTGCCGACGCTGTTCAAGGCCTGAAGGCTCGAGCTGATGAAGGTCGTAATGGCCGAAGCCCAGGGACTAATGGCGTTTTTCGCGCTTTCGACAGCCAGCGCCTGATTGGACGCGTTCACGGCCGCGCGCTTGTACCCGAAGCTCTGAACGACCGCGTTTGCCATGATCTGATTCGTCTGAACCTCCTTGACGAGGTCGTATGACGCCAGAACTCGTGCGCTCGACCCGCTCGCGCCAATGCGAACGCCTGAGGCGCCCATAGCCGCGCGTGAAGATGATTTGGCTTGGCCTGACTGATAAGAGACAGCCGCTGAAGACTGATGACCGGCACGAATGACATCTTCGGCAGCGGTCTGATACGACTGCGCCTGAAGCTCAAGAATTTCCTGCTGCATGCCGAGAATGTTCTTTTCCTGCTTAGCCTTTCGATAAGCAAGAAAAGGCGCAACCGTCATCTGCTCGCCCATGTAGCCGAGCTTCATGCCTTCGACAAAATCGCTTCCGAAGCTGGGAATGGACTGGACTGCATTGCCGACTGCTTTTCCGGTATCTGCGGCTGTCGATCCTTGCACAACCGTTTGCGACTCCTTTTCAGAGAAGCCGCCGAGCACCTGCCCCTGCAGCGACTGCCCGTACAGGCCCCAGGAGTCCATCGTGCTTTGATATTGCTGAACGTCAAACATAAAGGGGGTAGCTCCAAGTCTTTTTGGAAGCTACCCCTTGATTTGCACGCTTTATGACAGATGATCAGGCCGAGACCTCGACCTCAGCCGCAACAGACAGAACGCACATCGGCAAAGGATCCGACTGCCGAATGGTAATCAGGCCGTCCGTTTGAATTTTTGGCCTAGGAACGATAGATACGTCAGCCGTTGTCATGAGAATCGGCGAGCCCGGCGACTCAGTGGTGCGCTGCTTCCACTCAACAACGTTCTCTGAATCCGGCCCGACGAAAAGCCCGCGCGACGCATAGACCTTGATGAAAGCTTTGACGATGTTCTTCTTCGCCCCGTTTCCATAGCCGGCCATCTGACCGATGGCAATTGGAAGCGTCCTTATCTCCGCTTCAATTGGCAGCCCGACATGGACGATGCTTGCAGGGTTTTCGAGGTCAATGGCTCCATTCGTCACAACGCGCTGCGGATGGACAGATCCGTCGGCAAGGATTGAAACCGTCTTGCCTTCAAGCCAGTCAAGGCCGCTGATGTGCGTTGCAGGAGAGCCGCGATAGGTTCCGCCGCAATCGACAAAGAAGCCATCTTCGACTGAGTCGATTTGCCTTGTCGCCATGCGCTCGATATAACGGACGTCCTGTCCGTTCACCGTCCGTCGGACAACGCAGTAAAGAACGTCCTCCTGCCCCTCGGCAACACAGCAGCACGACTCAAAGCGTCCGTCCGTCGTGTGCCGATGCCACGATCCGACAGCCTGCTCCGGAATGTACGTGAAGCCCAGAAGCTCGCCGGAAGAAGAGACGAACCACAGGATCGGCACGGGCGCCTTGCTGAACGCCATGTCGGATATCGTCCGGAAATCGAAGAGATGCGCTGAGCGAAGACACAGATCTCCGGACACATAGCCGCCGGCCTGATACTGATAGGCATACTCCATGACGTGTCCGCCTCTGGCGGCGCAGTAGACGACATTGTTGTTCACCATGACCGGCTGAACATTTGACGCGCCATTGAAGCTTTGCGGCTGAGCATTGAAAGAATCTGGCGTCAGCACATCGCTGTTTGACGGCGACACAATAACTTCGCTTCCGGTTGTCAGAAGCAGAAGACGCGCCAAAGGTACGAGATGCAAGATCTGATTGAACTGCGTCGTTGCTATTTGGTGGCTGATACAGTCATCGTCACGATAGGGCAGAGAGTACGTGAAGTCTGCTTCGGTGCCGCTTCTGCTGAAGATGATGCGCTGAGGATCTAGCGCAAGGCCTGCGAAGATTCGACGCTGCTGGTAGTAGCCGACTGCAGCCGGATATGTCGCGCCCTCGCCGAACTCAATTTCGAACTCTGCGCCTGAACCTGAACTTGTGTTTTCAATCGAAATCGACGGGCCTTTATACCCCGTCCCTCCGTTGACAACCGTAACGCCCGTAATTGCGCCCGTTTCAATGTTGACTGTCGCCCGAAGCTCGGCGCCCGTGCCTGAGCTGTCATTGACTTTTAGGACTATGCCGGACGGATCTTTGTCACAAGGAAACATGTAGCGGTAAATGATGCCAGGCACGCCGGATGGCGTCAGCACCACAACAGGATTCCTGTAATTTGCGCCAGACGAAACCACTCGGAAGCCAGTCAGCGTCTTCCCGTTCCAAAGAGGCTCAACCACTGCTCCGGTTCCCGGACCCTCCGGTCCTCCGTTTTCTTCAGGTTCATCCACAACGGAGGTTGTGAAACTTGTTTCCTTGAAGTCATACGGAAGTTCGAACTGAGACGATATCTCATCGCCGGAACCGGAATATCCGTACTTTCCAACGCGAAGAATCGGCCCCTCGACGACGTCATAGTTCGACCCGCCGTTCTTGACCGTTACGGACTTGATGCCGCCGCTCACCACAAAGGGATCGTCATAGCGGCGAGGCGTAATGCTCATATCTGGATCGATATCGTCGTCAACGATGGACGGCGTTTCGCTGTCGCCGATCCAGCCGAAGATTCCGCCTTGTTTCTTGTAGAAGCGGTAAAACTTTGCATCCGCCACTTCTGAACAGCTGACTTCAACCGTTGTTCCGTAGGCGTAAAGATTGGCTATGACGCCGTCCACATCCTCCGGATCCGCGTTCTCATAGCTCGCTTCGCGTGCTTCCGATTCCTCGGTTTTATCGGCATTGAGACATGAGACAGCGTAGTAAAACCGATAGTTGTTTTCGTTCTTGTCCTCAGCCGCCTTGGCTTTTCTCTTTGCCGTGACAGTTGCCGGCGCAGTCAGCTTCCACCCGTACTCAACAGCGACGCAGCGCCAGTCAATTTCTCCGTAACGTCGAAGCTCCATAGGCGGATAGGACGGATGCACCAGCGTCATCACGTCGGCAGACTGGACGTAATGAATGTCAAAAACATCCTCAGCGGACCACGGCGTCTCAATCTCGTAAGGCTCGCCGTCATAATCCATGAGCGTATGGCCCTGGGTATAGAACCTCGCATTCTTGTCGCCAAGCGCCACAACGATCGTCTGCTCGTAATTGAATTGAAAAGGGATGAGGCGCACGGGCTTTGAGGAATCTTTGACAGCATCTACAAAAGCGAAGCCGGCGCGATTCTGAACAGGACCTTGCGGCAAGCTGATGAAGTTTTTGCAGATGGAAAGACCGGCGCCGTACTTTGCGTCGTCGATGCGCCCCATCATCTTTTCGGAGACTTCACCACCATTGAAAGAGAGCTGAACGACTTTCGTCTTAGCCATAGTAGTCTCCCTGCATCCGAGGCTTGATGCGCACCGTTTCGTGCCTTTGCACGTCAGCCGCCTGCGCCCGCTGAAGCGCCACGAGGTAGCCCTGATACATTTGCGACGAAAGCTCCATGCCTGAAGTTCCGGTGTGAAGCGGACCGGCTAGATCGGACGCCAGCAGATAGACCAGTGCATCGACGAATAGCGGCGAAAAAGCCGATGTATCCGTCTGCTGCCAGATGTAGGTAACGATGATGCTTTCCGCCCGGCAGACAATTACGCTGCGATTCTGCAGCGTCTCCGTATGCCACTCCATGCCTGGCAGTCGATCACGCATCCACGGATGATCAAAGCCAAGCGCGATGGAATCTTTGTTTCGCACCTCCAGAACCCGCAGACACTTTGCCGGCAGATCAAAAGCATTGAGACCGTCAGCAGTCGGCTCCAGCAGCTTAGGCAGTTCAACGCTCCGAGTAGCGAAGCTCCAGGGAAAAGACTGCAGCGCCTTATCTCTCGCCAGCGGATACCATCGCGCGCAGTGATCCGCCTGAGTCGACCCTTCAGGAGGATCGATGCTGTGAAGATTTGCCTCATCACCAAGCTTGCCCAGCGCAAGATTGCAAATATCAACCTCTGTTGCCATTCACTCATCCTCATACAAAAACAGGGGCCTGAAGCCCCTGAGCACCGCCCGCGGGCGGAGAGATGCGGATCACCCCCTCAATTTGCAGCGAAAGTTTCGATGCCCCTTGCCGACTGAGCTGCCATCGTCAATCCGGCATCAACCTTGCCGCCCATCGAAGTGCCGGTCGCCACAAGCTTGAGATAACGCCCGCAGCCGGGCGGGACATCAATCACCTTCTGTACGCCGACATCGTCATTGGCCGCGAACTGGCACGCTCCGACTGCAACATAGGTGGAATTGTCATCCGACGTCTGAAGTTCGATCTTCGTCGCAGCGGTGACCTTGGTGTTCACCGTGATGACGAATACGCCGGGACCTTCAGCAATGCCGGCACCTTCAAGATCGAAGACATCCGAATCAACCGAGGTCCCGGAAAGCGTAATGGTCTTGTAGAAATTTTCGTCAAATCGCATGATCGGCCTCCTTACTTGACTTGTTCTTCCGTGGTCGAGATGGCGTCGCAAACTTCGATCGGAATGCCGAAAAACGACGTCTGGAACTGGCCGGCAGCTTCAGTGATGCCCAGGCAGGATGCGGACTTGTCGAGAGCGGCAAGCTCAAGCACCGTCTTGATGTCTCGCGGAACATAGATCTTGAGACGCGAAAGGTACTTCGCTTCGATCTTGTTCTTTGCTTCGATCATGGCCTTGATGAGCGCATCGCCCGTGGTTGCCGTGCCGGAAAGCGCGATGTTGCAGACGCGAGCGCAACCGCGCCAGTCGTCGAGCATCGTGCCGGCAACCCACTTGTAGTGGGTGCGATACGCCTCATACATCGAGCCGTCTTCCTTCGTCACCGTCACCTGGCCCTTGTCCGTCTTCGAAAGACCGACCTTCGACCCCTTCGGATAGATGCCGTGGAAGACCGCGTGCGAAATGAAGTAGATCGACGTCAAGTTGTCGCCAGTGCCGCCGCAAGAGACGACATTCCGAGAGCTGGCGGGCGGTTTCGTGCCGGTGGACAAGCGGTTGTATCGCGCTGCAATGCCCATGAAGCGTTCAGGCGTCTTTGCCGTGTCGCCGTAGAACATGGTCTTCGCCATCTCCTGCCCCATTGACTCAATGAAGGGACGATCTTCGGATAGGCGCCATTCAGACGTGTTGCCATTGATGTCGGCCAGATCCTTATCAACCTCGGCATAGGCTTCGAGGTTGCCGCAGGTGTCGGTCACCTGAGCGGTCGTGCTCTTTGAGGGCTGGACACCGCCGTAAAGCTTGCGCCACGTCGGAGTGGGCAAGCCAGTGCGGATCGTGTGGAGATACCCATCGGTCTTGTTGCACTCGACAAAGCCGAGATCTTTGAGGATAGGGAGCTCCTGATTGAGAATTTCCGCAACCGGAGCAATCCTGCCTTCACCGTCGAGACGACTCATCAGGTCTGCAAGGGTCGCGTACTTCGAAGTAAGAACTGCCATTTACTGCCTCCTTCTTATCAGTTCATGTTCGAGTTGTCGTAGAAGTTCGCGAGCGGGTTCCGCGTCACTCGGGGCGAACCCCTTACGATCGGATCAGACCCAACTGCTCGCCCGATATCACGGAACATTCGGATTACATCTGGGTTTCGATTAAGGCCCGTCGCCGTGAGGATCTGCTTGACGTTCGGCGGACAGAACTGATTGAGAGCACGATTCGCATCGGCCAGCGTCGTCTTCCAATGGACACCGCCCATGTCCGGATCCGAAAAAGCTTCCTTCAGCCAGGCTTGACCAAGGGATTCAATCTGCGCACGCTGCGCCTGCTCAAGTGCAGGTCCCACTTCTTCAACGAGCTTTGTCGCCGCGGTCTGCGAAAGATTGAGCTCCTTCGCTACTTCCGAGAACTTGCCGATTGCGGCTTCGGAAATCGAAAACCCTTCCGGCAGCTTTGCGCCGGAAAAGTCGTAGTCGCCTTCAGGCGCGCCAAGCGTTCCGGCCGCGTCCTTATCAGCACCGCCGACATCATCACTGCCGTCGTCTTCCCCAAGTCCTTTCAGGGGCGGCTGACCATTCGGCGTCTCTGCCGCCTTGCTCGGATCAACAGAAGCAGGCTGCCCGCCTGCGCCTTCGCCGGACGGAGCAGAATCCGCATTCCCGGCTGCATCTGCGGTTTGGGGATTCGTATCGACCGAACCGGCATCGGCCTCGGGAGCCGAAGCCCCTCCGGCGTTGACGGCTTCATCATTTGCGCTCATCTTTGCGCGCCTCCAGGATCAACTGATCAACCATCTCAGGACAAACGTCGTCGAGCGTTTGACGCACTGCTAGACCTACCTGCCGACGGCCGCAAAGCGCGGCCATTCGAACTGGATCGGAATCGAAGCACGACTGTTCGACACCCGAAATCCTGAGCACCCAAGCAAGAACCATGCGACCGCTTTTCCTTGATAGGACGTCCTTCACGGCCATCTCAAAAAGCTTGTCGTCGTCAGGCTGCTTGTCGTCGTTTGCCATCGTCTCATGCTCCTTTTGGGCTTTATGGCACCGGCTGCTGAACACCGCTCATCACTGACTGCAGCCCTTGAGAGTCAGCCGCCTGTCCGAGGTCCTTCATGGTCGCAGCAGTCTGCTGCGCCTGAGCCATCGCCTGCTGTTCCTGAGCCTGTTGCGAGCGCGCCTGCCGAATGACTGCCACGCGATCTGAAGAAAGAACCATGTCCGGCGGCACGCCTTCATAGTCCGCGATGTGATCGATCGCCTTGTCAACGTCGAGCTTGTCAAGCGCGCTGGGATTGATCTGAGAGATCATGCCGAGCGACTGGATGAAGTTTCCGATGCCCTGCTCTGCTGAAGCCATCTGCTGCTTGGCGAGAACGCTGATGTACTCAACATTCAGCTCACGGCCGCGAAGCTCTTCTGGCGGCTCCTCAATGCGGTTCTGCTCTACCAGAAATGCGAAAAGGTTGTCGACCATCGGATCGAGCATCTCGGCGTGAAGACGCGTAAGGACAGGGCCAAGCATCATGACCTTTTCCTGCTCGAGAGCCGCAACCTCGCGTGCCGTCCTTTGCCCGTCCGCAGTGGCCTGAATCATCTGGAAGGTATCGGTGTGGAAGAAGCGCCTGATCTGCTGATAGTCCTGCTGAATCTGCGCCTGCAGAAAAGACGGATCAGTCTTCACCTCCCAGGCAGATCGGATGATGTCCGCCTCCGTCGGCGAAGACACGGGGATGATGCCGCCGGGCTTCATCTGCTTCCGGATCTGAAGACTGGAAGCAGGGATCAGCTTCGGAGGATCCGTCGCATAGTCGGTCAGAAGATCGAATCGATCCGTGTGCTGCTGAAGACGCTTGGCCGCTGAGAGAGCCTTCATGCCCGGACCGCGGCCGTATACCGAATGCGCATTGACAAACCAGCGTGGACAAAGCGCCGGAAAACTCTTGAAGCCTGACTCAAAGAGAACCTTTTTCTCTCCCGGCTGGAAGTAGCAGCTCAGCCACGGCTGATTGAGTGCATCGCGCTTGCTGAGATCACGATCAAAGCGCGGCTCGACCGCATGGATAATCTCAAATCGCTGGAAGGGATTCGACTCATAGGCCGATCGGACGGAACGAGAAACAGCATCGAGGCCAAACTGCGCGACCATCTGCTGCGCAGACATCTCGAACTTTCGATAGAGCGTATTGATCCGGCCGTACTCGTCATCCGCAAGCCAATACTCACCGACAGTGAGATTCTCAAGCGCAATCACGCGCTCCGGATGCTGCCGGACAAGCGTGCATGACGTCCCGAAAACCGGAAGCTCAAGATAGCTCTGGTGAAGCTGGTTGTAAACCTCGGCCTTCGACAACGTCATCAGCATCTGCTGCTCCACATGTGAAAGCCAGATCTTCACGTCGCTCGACTGATCGAGATCCGGATCAAGCGTCGTAAGCCTCAGCCAGGGACGGTTTGGCGAGGAGACGCCCGTAGCGAGACCAGCAGCGATGATGTCGGCGCAATGCGTCGCTTCGGCATCAAGGATCTTTCCGAAACGCTTTCTCCCCTCACGAGCATTGTCGCCCTCGAAGTTCCCGGCATCCGGAAGGATGAAATCGCGAACTTCCTGCCAAAGCGATTCCCACGAAGTCCTTTCAGTCTTAAGCGCTTCAAAGCGTCGCTGGACTGCTTTGGGATCGACTCGCGCCATAACTTACGCTCCAAGAAGCGTGCTGCCGCGACCCAAGCGATTCGGATTGACGCCGACGCCGCTGGCTCCGGTCAAAGACGTCGATCCGAGACCGGCTGCCGTGTTGGCCTGCAGCAACTGAGAAGCATCAGGCGAATTTTGCTGCTGCTTGCGGCGAGCCTGCTCCTCGTCCTGCTGCTGACGCTTGAGCGCCTCAGCCTGTTCCTTTGCGAGCGCTTCCTGCCTGTCGGCCGATCGCTTGTCTTCATAATCCTTGTAAAGACCGAGGACGCCGCCCGTCAGCGCGCCGAGAATACTGCTTCCCATTACTTCAGCTCCTTCAGATAGATCTTCTGGAAAAGGTTGTAAGCAGAAGCCCGAGACGCAAAAGCCCGATCGATGGGCGTATCAACGACGACCTGCCAAAGAAAAAGCGTTGCCCCTCTTTCCTTCGCCGCACGCTCAGATCGGACGATCAGCTGACCGCCAAGAGAGCTGTTGCGATACTTCGCCAGCAGAAAAACCGTGTCGTTTGTCGCACACAACTCCGAGGTGTGCTGATGAATGGACAGGAATACCGACGAAAAACCTACCGGCTTTTCACCATCAAAAGCGACCACAACAAACCCCGCACCTGCGTCGGAGATCGCTTCGTAGGTCGCTTTGTGAATGCAAAGCTTTCGGCCAGGCAGCCCTGTTTCGTGAAAGTTTTCCTGCAACAGCTCCCGAACGATCGGCAAAGCCTGCCGCATAGTCAGCGTCTCGAACCTCATAGGGCAGAGTGTCGGACGCCGCAAAGAGGCTTTATGGCATTACCGTCTGCGCCACCGTTCCTCAAAGGCGGCACGAGGATCATAGGGTTCGTCTTCCCAATCAACCGTCGGCATGACTGGAACTGCAAAAGTGAGCGCGAGCGCATCCGCCAAGTCAGGAGAACGCCCGATGCGCTCTTTGATCTTGTCCTTCGCCTCAAGGATTTGAAGCCCTTTTGCCGTGAAGCCGTAAGTGGGTGCACAGAGGTCCGCCTGCAGAATCGGATCCGGCGGAATGGCGCCGCCGCTCTTGATCCAGTCGCGCATATTCGCCCACATCTCCATGCGGCGATTCGCATAGCGGTCGTATCTCGTAGCCGTCGATCCGAAGGGCACTTCGACGACGCTGTGCCCTATCTGGCGAAGTCGATCGATCACGCCCTGCCCCTGACCGGCATCAATGAACACTGACTGCGGCCGATGCTCCTGAATCTCCCGTGCTATACGGTCCGCAACCACCATGTTGTCCGTCTTTCGAATGACGATGGGAGGGAAGGCCACAAGGCCCTGTCTTCGAAAGATCACCGTCGCATCGGATCCGAAGCGTGCAACGTCAACGCCAAGCACCACAGGAGCAAAGGCAAAATCTTTGTCGGTGTAGCTCCGTGACGCTGCAGCGCGAACATCATCAATGCTAATCAGCGCATCATCTGCAGCTGCGTTGAAGTCGCAAAGAAATTCCTGTCGGAACTCATTCTCCGACATTTCCTTGCGAAGGCTTTCGAGCTCCTTCGGCGGAATCACGCCTGTCTGATCGACGCTGTAAAGCATGGCCTTCCACTCGACGTCGCCCTCGCTTTCGAGCTTCATGGCCTTCTCGAACATCGCCGAGAAAAGATTCACCCCTTTCGGCGTGCCGATGAAGACAGCCCAGCCGCCGCGGTCAGCCAGCGCCGGGCGAATGATTTCGCCCCAAACCTCCGGCTTCATCTGAGCCACTTCGTCCAGCACCACGCCGTCGAAGTAGGCGCCACGGAGCGCGTCTGGATTGTCCGCGCCGAAGATTCGAATCGTCGAGCCGTTCGGCAGCTCGATTGAAAGCTTCGACTCGTTCACCTTCAAGTAGGGTATCGGCGCCGTGTAGTGCTTCAGGTAGTGCCAGGCGATCTGCTCGGCCTGATTTCGGAAAGGCGCGAGATACGCATAGAACCCCCGCTCTTTACCGTCGACGATCGCTCGCTTGATGAGGTGGTTGACGGCGAGAACCGTCTTTCCCATGCGTCGATGCGCGACGAGCACGCAGAAGCGATGCGACTCAAGCTCCTTGTGAATTTCCGTCTGAGTGTATCGAGGCTTGTAGGGTATCCGGACGTTAATCGCCATCGTCACCGCTCCACGAGAAGCTGATGCCACCGGAGAGCTCACGGCGATTGTCTCTTTCGTACCCGCCCGTGTGCTTCATCAGCATGTCAAGCGCCTTGTTCGCAGCCGTCGCATCGACCTGAAGCAAGATCGGCCGTCCCATCGGATCGACGACAGGAGTGCCCTCGAAGTCGACCTTCTCGTAACAGCGGGCGTTGATCTCGTACTGCCGGCGAATCATCATCACGACCTCGTCGGCTGTGATGCCGGTGCGCTCAGAGCGCTCTGCACGCCTGGCAGCAATAGCTTCTTGGATAGAAGTTTTTGCAAGAAGCTGCTGCGCTATCGGACCAGAGGTTTTCTCGCTGTAGCCGGCACGCCTCGCCGCAGCGCTGCCGTTCAGGTCGACCAGATACTCCTCGACAAAGCGCTCCTGCTTCGGCGTCAGCTTCCTTTCTTTAGACATTCTTCCTCCTCCATGCCGTCGGCGTCTTGCCCCTCAGATAGCCGTGAAGGACCGCCCAGACGGTCGATCGCGGCATATCCATCTTTCTAGCGATCTCAGTCGCGCTCATGCCCTGATCCGCGAGAGAGAAGACATCTTCAATTTCAGCATCCGTCCAGACGGCTCTATGGTGATACTGACCAAGTCGATCCCCTTTGACGCCGACGGGCACCATCTCAGACTTTCCGGAAGTACTCCGGCCAGCGATTTTTGACGCCCACGATTGCATCCTCAATTGCGCGGCGTCTTTCGAAGCTGTCGATTGGATGCTGTCTTGCGAGCTCGGCTGCCTGCACGAGCATTTCTGCTGCGATTCTCGGCAGAAAGTTCGAGATGCCGACGGGCTCTTGAGATTCAACCGGAACGGCAGGCTCGATAGTTCCTCCGTCGTCCATAACTTTGGCTGCTCCATTACGCATCTGCCTCCTCCCAATCGCACTCAATCCGAAGGCTCCCCGGCGCTTTCGGATCGGACCACTCTTGTTCCCGGAAGTGAAAAAGGTGATCGTTGATCCCCATAGCCAAAGCAATGCCGTCAAGCGTCGCTTTGCAATTCGCGAGGAGGTTGTCCTCATCGTGATAGCGCAGCACCGGCGGCACGCAAACGAGCTTCAAATTCATGCGCTCCCCCTTAGCCAGGCGCACTTTCTCACCCGCAAGCGCCTGCTTGGTTTTGAGAAAGGCAAGCTGCTTTGTCTTTTTGAATAGCGCCGCTTTGGCAAAAACCGTCAACCGCGCGTTTGGCGAAAGGCCTCGCGGAGGCCAAGGCAAATCGAGTGTGAGTTTTTTCATTGTTTCTTCCTGGCTCTTCGTTCTTTGATCCAAACCGCGTATTCGCGCTGCAGCCGCTCCGCCAGCGCTCGTCGCGACGCTATGCGCTCATCGTCCTTGATTCGCTCGAAGTACGGGCAACGATCCCGATCCGTAAGGGAGCGGTATCGCTGATAGCTCTGATCCGGAAGCTTCAGCGCGCAGTACGCGAGGCCCCTGGCGAGCATGCCCTGCTGCCCGACCTGTATCTCCCTCGGATCGCCGGCCGGGATGCGCTTGATTGGTCCGAGGTGGCTGCACTCGAGGCACGGCGTGCTCATAACCAATCCCCTCGATCAAGAACCACGAGAACGATCGCACCGACAACCGCCATAGCTGCTAGCCAAACGGACAGCCAAAGAAGTGCAGTCATACGGCCTCCTTTTTCAGCCCGGCCATCGCCCAAAGGTCGTCGACCGAATAGCGCGTAAAGATTCCGAATCGATAAAGGCGGAAGAACCCCTTGGCGTCCACCTCGAGCACAACAAAACGCCTGCGCTTGCGGCCGATGATCAGCACCTGTCGGACCTTTCCGCTCCGCGTGATCTCGTAGCCGTCGAAGCCGGCGATCGGATGCCACTTCTCGCTCATTACTTCACCTCCGGATTCGTCGCGCACCACGAGGGGTTCTCGAGGTAACGCCTGGCGACCTCGCGCGAGATCTTGAAGACGCGGAAGTTCTTGAAGGCCTCCGTCTGCTGCGTCGCCTCGACAAAGGCCTCAATGCAGACAGAAACGTCTGCAGCCTCTTCGATAACGTGCTTGAAAGCTCTCTCAGTCTCCTGAGAGTTCTTCCCAGTGCCGCCGTCCTTGATCGCGTCAGCAAGCTCGATAAGCTCCTCTGAGAGCTTTCGCAGTCTTTCGTCTGTGCCGTCCTTTGCGAGGAGGCGAATTGCCTGTCGCTGCTTCATTTCTCTGTTCTCCCTCTATGGCTTTCCCATGTGAACCCGATGGCTGCAGATCCTTCTTCGCGGAAGCGGTCCATTACGCGTTCGCCGATGAAGGAGACCAGCGGCTTGACGCCTGCAGCAGCCTGCTGTTTCGTCACGCTTAATGGCGCATTTGAGATGAGGATGGTTGAGCGCATCTCGCCGTATCGTTCGCCCAGGACGTCGAAGAGGCTTTTGACTTCGGCTGCCGTTCCGTACTGAGCGCCGACCTCGTCGATGATGAGCAGGTCGAGATCTGCATAACGCTTGATGACTTCAAGCTCGGTTTCGCGCCTGCGATCCGTCCATGTCTCATGGATCTCCGCCATGAGATGCGAGAGCGTGACGAACTGGCAGGAGAAGCCGGCATCCATAGCGACCTTCGCGACAGCGCACGCAAGGTGTGACTTGCCGTTCCCACAACCGCCCGAGAAGATGAGGCTGTCGCCATGCGCGATGCGATCCTTGATGGCCTTGCAGAAGTCGATGAGATAGGCCTTAACTCGGCGCTGCTCCTCCGTCTCTGCCTTGAAGCCATTGATCGTGCAGTCGGCATAGCGCTTCGGTATCGCCATGCGCGAGAAGCGCTGCTTGTGAGCGCGCTCTGCAGCGCACTTCGGGCATTCGCTATGAAGCAGCGTCGGACGAAGGTAGCCGGGTTCATCGGGATCCACGACGAATTTCGGATAGCGGCCGTGCTTTTCGCAGCAGCCCCACTGGGTGGCTACGCGACCGTCAGGCAGAAAGCTGTCGGGATCCGCAAGAGCGCGGAGCACGTCCGGCATTCCGCGCTCAGTTGCATCAGTAGCCCCAGGTGCCGGCGCTGTAGTCGATGGTCGCGAGGACTTCCGGACTTGGCTGCTGCCAGCCGCCGCGATTGCTCCGATTGTTTGCATAAGAAGGTCTCCTTTCTTTCACAAGCCAGTTGAGGAAGGTCTGCTTCCACGTTCTCAGGGCCTTTTTCGCAAGCGGCCCGTAGTAGGTGCGCATCTTTTCGAGGAGCTCGTCCGGATCGATGTCCGGGCGTCGCTCCGTCGCGAGTGCCCGCCAGTCGTCCGGAAGGGTTTCCGGAAGCGTCACCAGAGGCCCGCGCGTTTTCTTCGGCTTCGAGGTCGGTTTCTCTTCCGGAGGCAGCTCGACTATTTGACCAACGGCGGTAAAAAGATCCGCAGGTTCGGGTTCGGTACCCATCGACGCAATTTCTTCGTCAGAAAGAGGAGGAGGGTTTTGATCGAACGGACCTACTACTTGTTCATTTCCTTGTTCTCTTCCTTGTTCACTTCCTTGTTCGGGTTTCACTTCTGAAAGGGGTCCCCTTTCACTTCTGTAAGGGGTCCCCTTGCACTTCTGAAAGGGGTCTCCTTTCACTTCTGAAAGGGGTTTCACTTCTGCAACCCCTTTCACTTCTGAAAGGGGTTCAGCTTTCGGAAGGCGTTCAAGGAAAAGAGTGAAATGACGTTCTCGACCAGGGAGCTGTGAGGAAGAAATCAGTCCATCTGATTCGAGTTTTTTGATGGTCTGGCGGACGACGTTCGCCGAACGACGAGCGATTCTCGCGATGGTCTCAGTCGACGGGCAGCACTTGCCCGTCTTGTCGTTCAGACAAAACGCAAGCGCTTCGAGCACATCTACGTTCGTGGCGTCGGTTAACCCGGAACCTCGAACCTTTGCCATAGCCTCATAGCTCATCTCGGTCCCTCTGCCGTTCGGCTTCCATTCCGTCTCCGTTGCGGTTCCACAGCGGGAGCAAGTACCTTTGAGATGTGGGCCAGCTCCTGCGCATAGGCATCAAGCGCGACAAGAACAACGTCCTGACGCGTGATGCCGAGCGCAAGGGAGATCAAGTCAAGCTTCTCGACGAGATCTTTCGGCGCCTTGATGCGGACGTCGACATCGCCCTTTCGGAGTTCTGGCCGAATGAACATCAACGAGCCTCGGCCGAATCAGACGAAATCGGAGGGAATCGTTTCCAAACCTGAAGGTCCGGGAAACGGAATCGAAGATCGTTCTCTCTGGTCGACGTCATGCCGCGCTTGAGCCAAGCGAAAACAGCCGGCTGCTTGACGCCAACCAGCGAAGCTGTTTTTCGCTGACCTCCAACTTCATGAACAAGCTCGCGTGCAATAGCAAGCGATCGAGGATCTGGCTTCTGGGTCATAGGAACTTCTCGAATATTGTTTTAACGATAGAAGCAACTATAACACAGGCGATAGACAAGGCGTACACCTTCGCCGATAGGATTACCTATCATGACAACGCTATCTGAACGCATCACCTGGGTGATGCAGCACTTCAATCTTTCCCAGTCTGAACTCGGGAGAATTGCCGGCATCAAGCAGCCGTCCGTTGCCAGCTGGATTTCCGGAAAGACAAAGAACATGAAATCCGGACCTGCGCTTGCGATCTGCTCAAAGCTGCCGGTCTCTCAGAGCTGGCTGGTGAACGGTACAGGCGAACCGCTCGTCTCAGGACAATCTGCTCCGCTGCCAATAGCGCCGAGCAATGTCGAGCCTGTACGCGGCCACATGAAGCGGATCCCTATTCTTTCCTATGTTGAAGCGGGGAACCCAAACGGCTGCGGCCAGATCCAAGCCCGACAGGCTGCCATTGATAACGGCGACTTCATTTGGGTTGACGAAGAGCTTCCAGATGACTGCTTTGCCCTTCGTGTCATCGGCCATTCAATGGAACCGGACTTCCAGCCTGACGACATGCTTGTGATTGATCCGACGATCAATCCAATCCCCGGTGATTTCGTAGTTGCCAGCCGCTTAAGCCGTGCCACCGATGACTTGGAAACGACCTTCAAGAAATACCGTCCGCGCGGATACGACGAGAAAGGCCGCGAGATCTTCGAGCTTGTCCCGCTCAACGACGACTATCCAAAGTACGACTCTCGAATAGAGCAACTGACCATCACGGGCGTGCTGGTTGAACATCGACGCTCGTACAGAAGAAAGCGCTGACCAGTCAGATTCGATATGCGGTTTCCCGTTCGTATAACAGAAAGCTAAAGTCGTCTACTCAGACGCTAAAAACAAATGTCCAAGCGCAACGAATTCAACGAGATAACGGCACAAGAAGCCAATCGCCTCTTACAGCTAAGAAAGGTAGACGCCGATCCGAGTAAAACGTATGAAATGCCTGGGCCAGAAGGTGGAATTGTTCTTGTAGACCTGGTCGCAGAGGATGAATCTGAGCCAGAACGCTTCGTTTTTCACATCAATAAGCGAAGGATCGTTCTAACTTCGACATATCAAACACGAACTAAATCGGGTACTGTTCTAGCGCGGCTTGATTTTGATGCAGGTCATCGCAACCCAGACGGCAGCAAAGTTGGGATCCCTCACCTGCACTACTATGTGGAGGGGTATGGTGACCACTGGGCAACAGATAAAATTGATTTCCTTTCTGACCCTAACGACCCTGCTGCTGTCATCTCTGATTTTCTTAGGTACTGCAACGTCGTCAAGCAACCAAAAATAATTCCAAACCTTTTCTGACCATGAGCACAAATACAGAACTCGACATTCGCTCGATGGTCAACGGATATTACGATTGGCTCCGCCAGGAGACAACGTGTAGAACCGTGAATGGCGTCGGCGAAATAACTACTCCTTTTACGGATAGACACAACGATTTTTTGCAAATCTATGTTATTCCTGATGGAGATGGTTTCATTTTAACTGATCTTGGTAGCACAATCTCAGATTTAGAGATTTGCGGATGCAACATTAAAACCAAAACTCGTCAAACTCTTTTACAGGAAACTCTTAGAGGAATAGGTGTTCAGTTGTCTGGTAACGAGATAACTATTCGGGCCGTTAAAAATGATTTCCCATTAAAGAAACACCTTCTTCTTCAGGCTATGTTAGCCGTGAACGATCTTTTCTATACCACGCGAAACACAGTTCAAAGCCTTTTCTTTGAAGAAGTTAGCAAGTGGATTTATGCAAACAAAATCCATGCTTCGCAAAGAGTTTCTTTCCCTGGAAAGAGTGGAGTTAGTAGCTCTTTTGATTTCTTAATTACGCCGACAGAAAATGCACCAGAACGTCTTGTAAAGACATTAACGAACCCTAAAACTGAAACAGCAAAAAACGTAGCGTTTTCATGGGTTGAAGTTAAAGACTGTCGACCAGCCAACACGAAGATGTTCGCATTCGTCAATGACTCGGTCCCTGTTGACCCTGCGATAGACAGCATCTTCGACTGCTACGACATTACTGCTATTCCTTGGTCGAATCGTGACGCTTTCGTTGCAGAACTAAGAGCTTAAGCGCTATCCACATCAAGCCCGCTTCGGCGGGCTTTTCTTTTGATCAAACTTATAGCTACTCCTATTGACAACGCAGGAAGGAATATCTATAGTTGCGCTTATCGACACACCTATGGTCGACAACCGCCTAAACGTTTCGGCGCATGGCGGACGGACCGGATGATCTGCGGGCGGCACCGCAGTGACGCGAGGGGCCTGAGGCATAACGCCTCCGCCCGGTGCACGACCTGACGCACCACTCCTGCTACGAGGCTCACTGTGCCCCAGGCTGCGTAACGACCGCAGACGGCAGCAGGGAAAAGGCCAATCGAAGCCAGCTCGCACGAGCTGGCTTTAGTGGGTCTTTTCAACAATCAACCAGAGGGAAAAATGACAAGGCAAGAACAAATTGAAATCGGCCGCATTGCGGAACGAATCCGACAAACGACCGATGTCATCATGGCGATCGCTTACGCAACCAAAGAGGGAGCGGTAGCGAAAACCTTCCCCCAGACTCTCGACGAATCACTCGACTTGATTCGAGAGGAAGTCGAAAGACTGAAGGAGCACATCACTTGTGCGAAAAAGGCGCTTGCACCTTCTTCGGGAAGCACTGACGCATAACCTGTCGGTTCAGCTCAGCCTCCTCACGGATGGTTTTCGTCAGTTCACGGACAGCTTCTTCAAGAGAAGCCAAACGTTCCTCAACGGTCTTTTCGACCTTCTTTTCTTCAGGCATGTTTCCTCCTTCGAGGTAGTTGAACAAAGTCGCAACTAGCAGGTCACGACCAGTTCAGCTTACCTCGGAGGACCCAAATTGTCGCCTCGCCTAACCAGCGAGGCTTTTTCTTTGAGCCTTCAGCGTGAAGCCGTCCTTTCGATCTTCTCTCCCAGGGAAGTCAAAGGGTCTTACAGAGGGGACGGCTTCACAGTGAACGCTCACCCACGGAGCACGAGATGACAGAAACGCTTTTTTCTTACCGCGAGATGACGGACCTCGCACGGACGAGCTTCCGCGCAGGCTTCCGCGCCGCGCTCGGCCGCCCGGACGTCTACGCCCTGGCGGACATCGACCTCGACCTTCAGCTCCGCAGCGAGACGTCGCACATCGTGAAGATCTGCGACGAGCTGGCTGACCGCATGGGCTGGAGCTTCGCCGTCGGATATGCCTTCGGGCTTCAGATCAAGAAGGAGGAGCGATGACAGACACACGCACGCAGGCCGTCATTTGGGCGGCAGCCCTCGGCGCGATCGGGTTCGCACTCCTCTTCCCGCCCTTTTCACTTCTCTGGCGCCTCCTCGCTTTCTTCGCGACGGGGCGCTTTTTCTAAGGACATGACCATGCAAAACGTCAACCAAGTCAAAGAGATCAACCTGATCCTTATGGCGGTCGCATTCGAAGAGCTCGTCTGCAGCGTCGCACGGCTGCCGCATGAGCAGCGCTTCGAGTGGGGGTGCAACTCCACGGACAACGTCTTCCGGATCGCCCGCAGCTTCGAGTACTACGCGATGATCTGCGCGGCCGGCGGCGAGGCGCCGACGACAGAAGGCTTCCGACAGTTCATCTTCGACCGCGCCGATGCGCTCGCACGCGATCCCGTCCATGAGCTCAAGAAGTACAAGCACATCTCCGCCGACGATCTCTACCCCGACGACGAAAACGAAGCGGAGGCAGCCTGATGACCTACTGGGAACCTCCGATCGATCCGCCGGACGATCCGCTTGAAACGCCGCGCGAAAAGCTCGTCAGCTACTTCGCGAGCCGCGACATTCTTCACGCCACCAAGTGGGACGTAGAAGACGCCATGTACCGCCTGAGCATCATGGCGGACATCCCGCGCGGCATCGTCCGCATCAGCGACCGCGAGCTCGAGGAGCTGACCGACTGGATCAACGCCGACCTTGCCGACATCTTCGCAGAGGACGCCGCATGAGCCGACCGTATGGAAAGCGCAGGGGCCGGAGCTACACAAGAAAGCCGTCCGCTTTACCGTATGGAAAGCGCAGGGGCCGGAGCTACACAAGAAAGCCGTCCGCACCCGACCGGCAGCGGACGGCCGGCCGTTTGAGTTCACCGGCTCCGGCCCCCGCCCCTGATCTCTCTTTCTTTGGCTGCCTCCGCGCAGCCTTTTCTCTCGTCATGAGGGCATTCAAATGACAACCGCAATCGCGACTCCGCTCCCGGCCACCCGCGCCGAGTGGCTTGCACAGCGACGCACCGGCATCGGCGGCAGCGACGTCGCACCGATCCTCGGCCTCTCACCCTGGCGCACGCCCTATCAAGTCTGGGAAGACAAGACCGGCCGAGGCGAAGAGCAGCCGGATTCTCCGGCCCTCTACTGGGGACGGCTGCTTGAAGATCCGATCCGCCAAGCTTATGCCGACCGCACCGGCTTGACCGTAACGAAGCCGGACTGCATGTACTCAAGCGCAGCGCATCCATTCATGCACGCGAACCTCGACGGGATCGCGAGCGACGGCCGGCTCGTAGAGTTCAAGACGACGAGCCGCGCAGACGGCTGGGGAGAGGAAGGAAGCGACGAGATCCCCGAGTACTATCAGACGCAGGTGCAGCACTACATGGCTGTCATGGGCGCCGAGCAAACCGACGTCGGCGTGCTCATCGCCGGCCGCGACTTCCGCATCTACACCGTGCCGGCCGACAAGGAGCTGCAGGAGATGCTGATCGACCAAGAGGCCCGCTTCTGGGCGCTCGTGAAGACCGACACCCCGCCGGAAGTGAGCACCTCAGAAGACGCCTCTCGACGCTGGCGAACCGCCACCGCCAAGAAGACGGTCGCGGCAAACGCCGAGCTTCTTGAAGCCTGGCAGCACCTATGCGCGATCCGGTCGCAGATGGACAGCCTCCGGCAGGAAGAAGACAGCCTCAAGGCGCTGCTGATGGACGGCATGCAGGACGCCGTCTCGCTGAAGTCCAACGGCAAGACGATCGCCTCCTGGAGCCTGCCGTCCACCCGCACGACGGTCGACAGCAAGAAGCTCAAGCAGGACTTCCCCGCTGTCTGGGAGCAGGTCGCCAAGACGTCCGCGCCGCAGCGCACCTTCCGCATCTATGCACCCAAGAAATGAAGATCATGACAAATACGAATCTCGTATCCAATCCATTCGCCGCTCCTTCCGGAGCAGTCTCGACGCCTGTCGCCGATCAGGCGACGGCAGCCTCTGATCAGGCCCGCGCTGTCGCGGAAGTTCAGGCAGCCCTCATGATCGCGCGCATGAACCCGCGCGACCCCGTGAAGGCGATGGACCGAATCCTCAACGCCTGCACGCGCCCGACGCTCGCGAACGCCGCGACCTACAGCTACAGCCGAGGCGGCTCAGACATCACCGGCCCGACGATCCGACTGGCAGAAGCTATCGCGCAGGGATGGGGAAATATTCAGTACGGCATCCGCGAGATCAGCCAGGGAAAGAATGTTTCGACAGTCGAGTCCTACGCATGGGACGTCGAGACCAACACGCGCAGACAAGTCGTCTTCCAAGTCGCTCACAAGCGCGACACCAAGAAGGGAACGAAGATCCTCACGGACAGCCGTGACATCTATGAACTCATCGCCAACCAAGGCGCGCGCCGCCTGCGCGCCTGCATTCTCGGAGTGATCCCCGGCGACGTCGTCGAAGCTGCCCTCGCGCAGTGCACAGTCACCCAGAAGGCGCACGTCGACATGACGCCCGAAGGCCTGCAGAAGCTCGTCGAAAGCTTCGCGACTTTCGGCGTCAGCAAGAGCCAGATCGAAAAGCGCATACAGCGACGCCTCGATGCGATTCAGCCCGCTCAGGTGCTCAGCCTGCGAAACATCTACCGATCGCTTCGCGACGGCATGAGCGTCCCCGCCGATTGGTTCGAGCCTGAGGCTGCAGCTCCTGCAGCCCTGCCCGCAAAGAAGGGCGCGGCCGCGCTCAAGGACAAGCTCAAGCAGAAGGAAGCACAGACGGCTCCGGCCACCGCCGCAGAGGAAGCCCCCGAAGTCGTCGCAGAGGAACCCCTTCCGGAAAAGGCTGAGGCCCCTGGAGCAGCGCCGACCATCGACCCTGCTGATCAGCCGGACGCGGGCGTACTAACAGACGAGTACGGGATCGCCATCGGCTCTGAATCCTAGCAACCCCTTCGGCCGCCGCCCGTGTCCCCCGAGGCTTTTCCAACGGGCGCGCGGCCATCCACCTTCACGACAGATATGGCATTCAGACTTAAAGACCAGGACCTTCAGGCGAAGCTCGACGACGCCAGTAGAGCAGAAGCAGCCTTAGCCCCACGCCCGCTCCGGCGGGCGCATCCAAAAGCCGCTCGCGGCACGTCCCTGGCTGGTTGCGTGATGCGAAACCGCGGGCGGCTTCTGAATGATTGCTAGAACCCTGAAAGGATGGAACAATTGAGACAGCCCATCGATCTTCTCCCTTCAGTCAAATGCTAAAGAGCTTCAAAATCATCCTTATCACTGCGGCCGCTTTCGCGGCCGTCGGTTGTTCGTCGACCCGCGGCATCTTAATCCCTGTACCGCAAGACGGTCAGCAAGCCGTTTTTATTGATGGTTTACAGTGGATCAGATCCGATCAGAAAAATATGCTCGGCCTGGGAACACCTGAAAAAATAACGAACCGTGGCAATACCCAGTTCGTTGTTTACTTCAAGAACAACGGTCCTCAACCGTTCACCGTCAGGTCTGAAAATATCGAGGTCAGGCAAACATTTAAGAATGAATGGATCTACCGTCACGTCTTCTCATACGACGAACTACTGGCTTCACTAAATAGACGCCAGCAATGGTCAAGCATCGCATCAAGCCTGGGGTCAATGCAGACGACCCAAGATTCCGGATATATCTACACACAAGGAAGTAGTTCCGGAACCATGTCTGGAATGGTTGGAACTCAGCCCTGGATTGGCGGATATAACAGCACATACAAATCAACCACCTACAGCCCTGATCTCGCAAGAGCAGCTCAACAAATGAACGAAATTCGGGCTGAACAACAGGCCGCAGCTCTTGCTCAGCGCCTCCAGGCCGAACGAAATGCTTTCGCTAATGCAGGCCACCTGAAACCTCAAACGGTATTGCCTGGTAAAGAATACGGCGGAAACATCACCGTTCAATCGTTCCAGATCCCTGACGAAGGTTCAGAAGCAGTTTTCAGAATTCAAGCTGGCCCAGAGGTTCACGAATTCCATTACAGAATTCAGAAGCAGCAATAGAAAACGTAGCGTTTTGACAGTGCCTCTTGGTTCGGACTCGTTGGACGCAGACGAAGAAAAAGCCGCCTTGTGGCGGCTTTCGCGTGGGTTACCAGTGATACTGGTTGCTCTGTCGATGCGACCGGCTTCCGTAAGGATCATAAGAGGAAGGCGGATTCCCGTACGAACGCGGGCTTCCGTAACTGGATCCATACCCAGGATCCTTGGTTCCTCTTTCTCCTGTATACGGATTCACGTTGCCGCGAGTCGACCAATTGTCGGAGCGAGATGAATTGGGGTTCGAACGGTAATGCGGCGCAACATAGGTGCCATCCGAACGGGTATACCCGCGGACGTAGACATCTGCCTGAACAGCGGAAGAGAAAGCAGCAATGGAGAGCAATGCTGCGAGGATTAGCTTTTTCATTTTCTTTTCCTTTTGAGAAGAAAGCCTCCGCGAAGTTTGACACACTGCGCCCAGTTCGGGTAGTCTTGTTTCCGCCAGTACGAAAGCGGTACTGGACGGGA